ACATCAGGCTATCGTATGAGTCGGTTAATTCGGCGTATTCGGCTCTCAAGTCTTCGATACTCAAATCTTCGATAATAGCGTCAAAGTTATTGTTATTCATGGATTTTCTCTTTAAATTAAATAATAACTCTTGACTGACAAGAAATAACTCTTGACAGTTCCCTAATCCACTTACGCTTCTGTTTCTGCTTCTGCTTTGTTAAGTTCACCGATCTGAGCTTTTAGCTTAGACACCTCATCTTTTAAAACTTCAATAACTTCCAGTTCGGTCATATTGGCGACTAGAACATGATTATTAGAATCGGAAACAACATAAGCTTTTAGATTTGTCATAATTATCTCTTGGTTTTACTGTATTTTATCAAATTTAAAACAGTTTTAACTGTAATGGAGAATTATCTACTGGTTCTTCTATCGGTTCATCTGGAATAGGTTCTATAGGTTGGTCTAGTCTGTTACAAGCTATCTGATAATATTCTAATTCTTTCTCGATACAGATATAATTTCTACCTAATTCTTTGCAAGCTAAAGCAGTAGTGCCAGAACCACAAAAAGGGTCGAGGACTGTCCCACCCGGAGGTAATCCTAAAGTTATGAGATATTTCATTAATGCTAGTGGTTTTACCGTAGGATGAGTATTACCTTCACCGCGTTCGGATTTACTAGCTTTAGCGCAATAGAAAAAGCGGGCGGCAGAGCCTTCGCTAGATAGAAAATACCCTGTTTTTTGAGTCAACCCACGCTTAAAATCTACTACTGTTTTGTCACGCTTTATAACGTGAGGTTTAACCTTGCCTGACTTCTGATAAGGAAACAACCCCACCACCTCCTCGCTGCCGTCGTGGATGAGGTTCGCAGGCCAGCGGCCTTGTGTAGTTATTTTACCCGTTCGATTACTGCCACCAGTGTCGTAACTTGATCTGTTTCTATCACGTTCAACACCATTGATGAAAACTGGCTTACCTTCACACTCCACACGACACCCATCGATATTAATCGCACCCGTGCCATGCTCTAACACATTCTCCGCGACCGTGCCAGTGAGAGGTTTACGAGCCACCGTAATCGGTTCGAGTGCTGGTTTTAGAGCAGTCCCCCAGCCTTCCCATTGTTTTGCTTCGGGTGTGGCGGGGGCGGTGATGTTAAAGTCGCCCATGCCTCCCTGTTCTTGCCATATTGCGGTCTTACCACTTATGCTCTTACCCACAACCTCACGCTCGGCTTCTGGTCTAAACATTTCGTCATAAGCATCGCCAAGTCCAACTGTATCACGTATGACTTGATAATCACGCCAATTTGGAATCGCAGGTTGTGAGCCAGCCGTCAAATAATGGGACAACATAAAATTACCTAAAGCCTCTTGCAGTTTTGCTCGGCTTATTTGATTTTTATTCATTGCAGTTTTTACTGCATTACGAAAGGATTCAAATCCAACAGTCGCTCCCCTCGTTTATCAATCGCCTTGCTTACGTCCAACGACTTCGGAAACCCCGACCCATAGACCCACATAATGGTATCTCTGATTTCCCAACCAGCGTCCTCGATCGCTACTGCCAATCGGTGAAAAGTACGAGTCCCACCAAAAGCAAATAGGTGCGCTCCTGGTTTAGCGACTCGTAAAGCTTCAATCCAAAACTGTACACCGGGTACACCATGATCCCAATCTTTACCCATGAACGAAAGTCCATAGGGAGGATCGGTTAGGATTAAATCAATAGAACTATCAGGAATATTTTTTAAAACATCAAAACAATCACCGTGAATAATTTGATTAATCATTTTGATTTATATTTATTTTTTTTACAGGTTGTTTATTAGTTTCTTCATCGGTTAAATCAGAGTCAGTGTCTTCAACTTCTCCCCCAGACATACCATCAATAGATTCACTCCATTCTGGCCACAGTATCCGATATTTATTTCTAGCATTTTCGGCATAAAAATCTAATCCTTTTCTGAGAATGATTTCTGTGTCAATTACCTGTTTAATTGCACCGCTAAGAAGCTGACACCATCCGTATCTCATCCTAGAATAGCGACGATCAGGCGACCGGGATAACTCTTTAGTTCCCCCTTTTGATTCTAATCCTGGGAAGAAATAGGTCGGGAATCCAGGGATAATTAGCTTGTACCGGCATTGCAAAAGAGTATCAATTAACCCTGTTAAATCAGAGTTAAAGTTAGCCATTTTACGAATATCTTGCCCAGGATAGCTGAGAATATGGTCGGATATTATTCCGCTTTTTCTACGGATTTCTAATTCTCGCTCATAAATTCTTTCTTGCTCGGTAGAAATACCTGGCATAATATGCAGAGTCGGAGAAACTCCTAAGTCATTAGATGCCCTAATCAAATTATCAAAAGCCTGTTTAACGTCAGCCCAAGCATCTAAAGAAGCTAGCCAAAGAGAGCGACCATAAAGAAAATCAGGTTCATGGCGAATATGACAGATTTTATAGGGTTCAAAAAAATAATCAGGGTCAGACTCCGAGACATATTTTCTTTGCTCGAAACCAATTAGTTCCCCTTGATCTGTTTCTTTTCTAAACATCTCAAAGGTAGGTAAATAAAGAGTCTTTGCTACACCAAAATCTTTAGACTTGTTGGCAGATAACCCTTCTCGTTCAATGCCCAATTCTAGAAAACATTCTCCTTTCCCTAATGCCCATCTTAGGGCTTTCTTGAGTCTATCCCCACCAATCATGTAGGTTGAAAAATTCTGCTTTCTTAACCTAATATCTTCTGCAATGGCAAATACCTCTGAGTTAATAGGAGTTTCTTCATCATCAAGGGTTTTGGCTACTACCCATCCCTGATCGTCTCCATCATCAGACGCAAAGGTATCAGAAGCGGCCATGTCAAGGGCGTGGATGACTTCATAGCACCATTGATTAAGTTCGATTAATTCTCTTGATATTCTCGGATCACGGATAGGATTTTCCGTAATCTCCAAATCGTACCGACGTGATACTGACACGATACCAGGTGAAGTAAGGGATCGCTGAGAGCCTCTTAATTTGTCATCCTTTTTCTTCTTTTTTGCCATTAGAACTGCCATGTACTATTTCTATGATATAAGAAAACAGACCATTTTGTTGATGGTCTGTTTTAAATCACCCAAGGAGAAATCTAAATATTAAAAGAATCTAGCAAATGTTCCATCGCTCCGCAAAACTTTTCTTGCGTCAATGTCGTCACTGCAAAAAAATAAATCGGTAGTTAACGCTTCCATTAAAGCCTTAGCCGCACCATTAGATATTACAATTCCCACTTTTGAAGTCACATCCACTACATACCAATCCTCTAGGGGACAGTGAGTAATTGTAGTAATCTCGTAACAGTTAACAAATTCTTGATAGTTTTCTACTGTCTCTAGTATTAACGGACGAAATTCTTTTCTCATGACAACCTCTAGTCTTAACTAAATATTACAGGTTACTTTTTGAATTGTCAATATCTTGGATAAACTTTAAAGCCCTTTCATAATATCGGTTTCTTTCGGCTAGTCCATTTGTACCACCGTTGACACGACGGGTAATTTGTTCAACGGTTGCCCCACAGTCACACATATCATTCATTTTGTTATTCATCCACCAAAACCCAGATGGTAAAAATAAATATCTTTCGCTGACATACGACCACCCCTGCATAACACGCTGATCATCCATGTAGTTAGCAAATGCCTGATAATTGGCTTTGCCAGTCATTTGAATAGCATCTACACCTCTGAACTTTTTGCCGTCACCAGGTCTGGTATTCCCTAAGTCTTTTCGTCCTTCATAATTTGAGCCGTCGTGGATTTCTACCATAAATCTTAATCCGGCTGATTCATGGGCTATTTGGCTTAAAAAATGGCGAACTCTTTGTACTGTGGTAATGTCAAATCTCTTAAGGCACTCATCTAATTTTTGAAACTGAAAATCAGTAATTTTATTGTTAAGCCTGTCAAACACACCCTCAACCTGATCCTTGCGGACTACAGGAGGATAAGGGTCGTTAAAGTGACCAACAAAAGCGTACCAATTAAATTTACCCTCAATCGGGGGCTTTATTTCTAGCAAATAGTGATTTTTTTCTCTTTTGACAATCTGATTATAAATCACTTTTTGTCCAGCTTTAATTTGGATTGCTCTAAAGTCTTGGGGAAGACTTTCGGAACTGGAGTCTGTTAGGTGCGATTTTAGAATAGTGTTGCGATTCGCTACTAGAAATTTCATGGTAATTTAGTTAGTAAAATTGACAATTCTGTTAAGATTTATGTTCAAGTATTCCGATTCGTATATCAAGTTCTTCCTGTTTTCTGCGAATTGCTTCTATTTGATCAGAAATAGAAGAGAAAGTTTCTTGTTTGGCTTTAATAAGACTTATCTCTTTGTCAAGTTGCGCTGTTAATGTAGTCAGTTTTTCTATTCCTGTTGATAGTTTCTCAACCATTTTCTCTAGTTTTTGTTCAAGAGATTCCATCTTCTTTGATGTTTTCTCGAAGGTTTCGTGATCAAGTTCTTTGGCCTGTGATTTAGTATTTTTTGAAAACATACTAAGTAATGCTATTACAATAGCCGCAACAGTGCCAAGATCGTTAAAATTTATTTTTAAATCGTGATTCTCGACGTAGGGGGGATGGCTTTGGTTGGCAACAGAAATATAATACATGGCAGAAGGGAAACATCAATAAAACTATTCTACAGTTTTTACTGGCATTCATGAATTGAAATTAATTCTTTAGAAAAACTTAGCTTTGCTTTGGAGAGCTTAATAAAAAGTCATTCCCAGGCATGAAGTTACCAAAACTGGGGATATTGCCAAAATTTATAGCATTATTCCAAGTATTTTTACAAGTACTGTAGGTTTTATCGCATCCAGCAGTAAGGATTACGCCATCGTGGGTAGCTACGGAACCAGATGCTTCAGTAAATAACTGAATTTGAGTTTTACCTCCAAATATTGAAACAGTTCGGTAAATTGCGTAAGTAGCTGATTTATTTGCCCCGTCTGTAAATGTGCATTTTCCCCAAGCAAGATTTTGATATTCTCCCCACACCTCAAAGTCTCTCCGACTACTAACACCAGCAACCTGAGTCTCGTAAAATGGTACTTGTTTACGGCATCCTGAGTTATCACCGTTATCCTGTCCGAAGGCCCATCGGCAAAAAGGTGATGTTTTTTCATCTCTACTTTGCCTTAAATTAATACTAGAGGCAGTAAGATTTTCAAGCGTATAGCTTTCGCCACCAAGTGATTTAATTTCTCCCACATAACCTATTTGTATTTGCTCATCTGGAAGATCCAAAAGTGAATTAGGAGGATATTGCCAATCAACAATTGCTGTGATAATTCGAGCTTCTCTAAATCTATCAGAAAAAAGTAAATTTTCGTCAATATTATCACTAAAAGCACCTCTATATTCTTGATTATCCGATTGTATTCCTAATTGCTTTTCTATTGCAGTCGGATCAAGAGCTTGCTTTGCCCGAAATACTACTTCACCAATTTTTAAGTCTTGGGAAAAATTTGTATAACCAAGCTTTTCTCCGTTTGTAAGTTCAATTAAAACGCAATAACAAAGCCTTAAAACAGGATTTGCAAAAGAATCTTCTAACCCTGAATCTTGTTGTATTCCCTCAGTAAATCTCCTTATCTGTAATTCTCCAAGTGAATAAATTTGTAAAGAGGTTTGGTTTTGGTAGCTCAAAGAAACAGAGTTAAACCGGGATAAGATTGATAAACCGTTAACTAAATCAGGATAACGAAATGTTGATCCTGACCCCTTAGCGCACAACCATAGGGCAATCAAATAATCAATATCTTTTTGAGATAAAGTTTTTCTTTGTTGTAAAGAGCTAATGTCAGAGGGAGTATTTCTCCGAGAAAATCTTTTTCTTTCTCCACTAGATAAGCTAACAATATTTGTCTCAAATTTAGGAGAAATTGTACACCTTTTAGTCAAATTTAAATTAAAATCGTGATTTAAATTTGGATAAAAAACATCACCAGGTAGCAATGCAATTTCAGGTTCAATTCTTGATTCTCGTAAAATTAATTTAGGGATAGTAAAAATAGCGTTATTTCTATTTTTTGTGATAGGCTGATAATCTAATTTATCTTCTTCAAAATGACATAATACTTTAAAAGTGCCTTCCCAAGTTAATTTGGGGCTACTAGGAGGCGGATTATTAAAAACTATTTTACCAGGAGCTACTATATATTCTGCCGGTGGTATTTCTGTAGTTCCTTGATAGATTTTTAGGCTATCAATATCTGGATAAAGAATAGGTCTGTGATGAACGTTATTGCCGCAGGAATATTTTTTAATCAAAATAAATTCTGTTTTTACCCCATCGTGTTCTGGGGAAAGTACTCCTTCTGTGTAAAATTCGGTATTGCCATTTGGGATAAAAGAAGTCATGTTAAAATCGCTGTTTATGGTGTTCTATCGAATCCTGAGTTGTTAAGGGCAAAAGCGCAATAAACAATTTGCCCATTTACCATGCTAAACTAATCCTTCAGCCCATGCTCGCATTAAAAGACGCTCGTTCCCAATTTCCGCTACACACATCCAATACGGATTATCGGAACCATCTGGGTCTATTCCCGTATTTCTATAGATTCTCCCCACAGAAAGAGGTAAAGAACATTTTAGAACATTTGGAACATATCCAACGGCTTTATTAGGAGCTACATTATCTCTTAAATAAAATTCTGTTAGATTTGCGCCTGGCGTAGCACTCTGACAAGAGACAGGGTAATTGGCAATTGGATCTGGAATTGTTGCTATTGGGAACACAAAGTTTTGCCTATTATTCACTTCAAATGCGAATGATGGACGGCCAGCCGCTCTATTACCAGAACCTGGTCCGGTCATCCATAAAAAATAAGCATTCTGAACAAAAACCGATGCAGGAAACAAAGGGTTTTTTAGCCATCCGCAACTAAAAAAGGTATGCCGTTGGTCGCCTGGAACATAATTATCAACGAAAATACTTAAACTGTGCGAATTCAAAACTGCCCAATAATAAGATGAAGGACGGTTTAAAACCCGCACAAGCAAGTCAATACAGTTAATTCCACAGTATCGGCTGTCTATCGTCGTCGTCGAAGGGTTTCCCATATCCTTACTTATCCCAAGACTGTTAAATCTAAATTTTGACGCAGTTGCAGGCAAACTTAGTGATTCAAAACTAACTGGTAAAATTAAATTAAATGTAGTAGAATTTGCGAAAGCGCAAGTTTGTCCAAAAAAACCATTTATCCAGTCAGCACATTGAGTGTTTGTAAATCCCAAAGACTCTGGAGCCCAATCTAGATTATTAGTTGTCCAGCCATAATAAGAATTGCCGGCGTTGTCATTGTTAATTAAAGGTAAGTTCATGGTGTTCTATCAAATCCTGAGTTATTAATATCAAAAGCGCAATAAACAATTTGCCCAACCGTATCTACAGAGCGCATACTATTAACATTATCGTTACTTAATCGACAATAAATTAGCCATTCATAAATTCCTTTTACCTGATAATCAGAAAGGTCACGATAAAGAAAATCTTTTTTTGATCCTTTCATTTCTTCATGAAAGTCAAGAATAGCATTTAAATCACCAGATTGTAATGCAGTTCGAGCAAGATTGAAAACTCTAACAGGACTAGACCATTCCACTATTCGTTGTTCTGCCCCATTTGTGTTTTCTAGTAAAGAATTAGAAAACTGAATTTCTGTTTGATAGTCTTTGTCTGGAATAATAGGAAATTCAGGAATATTTACTGGGTAAGGATCATCAGGAAAATCAACTGGATCAGTGACACGAATGATGTCAATTATTACAACATTGTAAGCAAGTTTCTTGGATTCGCTTACAGTACCAGAGTAAGTGTAGTTTTTACTGGTTCTCTCTAAGGGGATTGTGTCAGCGATTGAACCAGTATAGCGAGAGTTATACTGATCAGAAGGAATAGAGAAAATACTTACTTCTTGACCGTATTTGCTAACTATTTTCCAAAATTGACCAAATAGGTTAATTCCACCAACAGTCTTTAATGTCGGTTCTTTCTCCCACGAAATCGGTATGCCAGTACGCCAAAATATAGGATTATCTTGACTCCCATTTAAGCTTTTTTCTCTAGCAGTTCCAAAAACGTGATAATAGATCATACTAAACCAACCCTGTAGCCCACACTCTCATTAATATTGATTCGTTCCCTATTTTTCCGACACAAATCGAATGCGGATTATCGGAACCATCAGGGTCTATTCCGCTATTTCTATAGATTTGTCCCACGGGAATATTTAAGGTTGTTTTCAATAAATTAGGAACTATGCCTATCGCTTTGTTCGGAGCATCATGATCTCGAAGAACTAGGTTTGTGGCGTTGGCTCCAGGCGTGGCCATCTGGCAAGAAATAGCGTAATTAGCAATTGGATCGGCAGTACCCGGGACTGGGAGCCTTATTCGTTTTCTAATAGAAGTATTTTCTAATTCTGGCCGCCCAGCACTTAGAAAAGTTTGGTTGCTATCCAAAAAATAGTAATAAGCATTGCGAGGAAATGCAATACCTGAATACAAAGGTTCTTTTACAAAACCTATACTGCGAAAAAAGTAAGCGTTAGGATTTAAACTATCCCCAGAATAAACACAGGCAAAAATATTTAAGGAAGAATTATTTAGTACACAATAATAGACAAGATTTTCACCTAATCTTAATCCAAGCGGACTGTTAAATTCGGCAGGATTGGCATAGAAAACTGTATTCTCATAAATACCATTTGTACCATTTGTATTTCTAGGATTTATTGTCTGGTTACTAAATCTAAATTTACTACCTGAAAAAAGGCTTGCGACTCCGGCTGTTATAGCTGGCCGAGTCAAAACCTCGTCAGGATGAGGAAGTATTAAAAAAAAAGAATTGGGATTAGAGTTATTCCAAGTCGCACAAGTTTCTCCAAAAGAAGTATTGATCCAACTTACAAGAGTCGAATAACTTAATCCTATTTGTTGCGAGCTAAAAACTTGATCATTGGTTCTAAAACCAAAATAGTAATTACCAACGTTATCTTGATTAGTTAAATTAGTGGTCATGGAATTCTATCAAATCCTGAGTTATTAATATCAAAAGCGCAATAGAGAAAAGTACCATCTACGTTGCCTAATGGACGCATATCACTAATTGTAGCATTGCTTAGAGCGCAATAGAGAAAAGTACCATCTACGTTGCCTAATGGACGCATATCACTAATTGTAGCATTGCTTAGTTCGCAATAAGTAAATTTACCGTTAGGAACAAAAGGATTAAGAAAAGGAAAAAACAACCATCTAGACATATTTTCTTCCTATAGTAAAAAATAAATGCTCAGGATTATTAACAGCAGAAACAACAAGTTCTAACCTGCTTCCTATGCCAAGAAGATTCCCTGTTGTCACGGGAACAGTTAGTCGAGTAGAAGTAATAGATAGATTATTTAAATTAGGGACATCTATTCCATTAATTTTAACCGATATAGTAGCTGTGCCAGATTCAGTTACGGCACTAAAGCTTAGGATATTATACCCTCTTAATAAAGCAAAATCAAGAGGATAAGTTTGAACAATAGGAGCTTCTATATCCCCAGAATATTGTTCGGTATTATCGTTAATACTATTAATTTGATTTTGGAGTTTGCCAAAAGCCTGTAAAATATCATCAGTAGCAGTTATTGCGCCACCAGTAGTTATATTTAAAGCCGTCAATGAAGTTGATAAAACTTTTGAGAAGAAACCGAAGAATCCTTTATTTCCTGATTCTTTCCCGTAGAAAGTATCATTACTAGGATTCCCTACAATTTCATCGGCTCTAGCCACTGTCCCGAACGATGATCCCCCGTAATCAGCGATAAGCATATCCCCCATGACTGTTGTTTGCCAATCCGTGCCATTAAAAAATATTACTTCTCCAGAAACAAGGAAAACTGTTAATCCAGTAAAAGGCTGCCAGAATTTCCAAGTTCCTGTAGGCAATCCATTCAAGCCAATTACAGGATAAGCTATCTGATTAGTTTTTCCCGCCCACGCCCCAGTAGCTCCTGCGGGGACAATATAGTAGCTATCTATACTTTGAGGACTTGGGGGTGTGGTAAGGGTATAGGAAAGAATAGGAGCAGAGCCTATAGAAATAAGTCTAAATAGCTCGTTCGCTATTTGTTCTTTGTATTCCTGGGAAGATGCCAGTAATAATCCATTAGAGCCGAATATTGTCCCAGCCATCTCCAAATTCCTCTGCCATCTTAGCTTTTACCCAGTTATTGTTCTCGATTTTACAAAGACTTTTCAAGTAAGCTTCGTAATTATTCAAGTCATTTTCATTATAGTCTTTTTTGAAGATTGCGTGTAACTTCCAAGATTTAGGGGGCATCCAGTCTTTGCTTAGTCTAGGATTTTTAAATGTTTTTACCATCCATCCCCGGACACTTTCAATATGCTCACCTTTTTTGTAAGCTTGTCTGAGAGCGTACTTGTAGGCTAGGTATAATTCCCTATCTTTATCGTGAATTATAATCTCTAGTCTTTCGTTGGCGATTTGTTTTTTTTCTTTTGTTGGAAATTCATGTCCACAATGAGGGCAAATACGAGCGGAAGCGTAGGTTATTTTATTGCAATTTTCGCACTCTTTAGTCGGAGCTTGTCCTTTTTGGGTATCAGAAGATGTAAAAAGCTTAGGATACTCTACATCCTCGATAAATCCATGCTCGGTTACGTTTCCCGCTTGATCCAAAATCAGACAATCAA